TGCGGCCGTCCGGGGCCGTGACGACGCGTTGGGTGATCGCGTTCCAGGCGTGCGCCCGAGCGTCCCCGATCCGCGCGTCGATCAACCTCGCCGCCTTTGCGGACCACTGGCGAACGGCTGCGACGCGGACGGAATCGGGGTCGACTTGGATCGTCACGGGTTGGCGTCGCCTTTCTTCCTGGGCTGCTTGATGTTCGAGGCCGCGTCGGGCGGGGCGTCGGTCGATTCGAGGCCGAGGCCCTTGACCACGTCGGCGACCGCGTCCTTGACGCCTTTGAGCTGGGCTTCCAGGCCCTTGACCACGAGGTTGACGCGGTCGAGCGCGGCCTGCGGGGTGGCCGGGTCGATGTGGCCGGTCTGGGCCTTCTCGACCTGACCGGGAAGCTGGCTGATCGCGTTGACGACGGTCTTGAGATGCCAGCCGCTCCGGGCGCGGTGCCGCTGGTCGTTGACGGCGCTGCGGGTCGCGTCGTCGCCGCCTTCGGGGACGGCCAGCCCGACCGAATCGCAGGCCGCGTCGACGTACTGGACGATACCTGGGAACGTGTACGGCATGGGCATGGGCTCGCGGGGTTGGTGGTGGAAAGAAGCCCGTGGGACGGATGCAGGTCGCCCCACGGGCCGGGGGCGGGATTGCGGGATCAGGACGCGGAGAAGCCGGTGATGCCCGACACCCAGGCGTGATGGCCGGGGTTGTCGAGTTCGATCGCGCCTTCCATGATGATGTCGCCCTCGTCGGCGTCGCCGCGCGAGCCGCGGGGCTTGTTGAACATGGCCCGCTTCATGCGGATGCGAGCCTCCTGCGTCGACAGGCAGACCGCCGTTCCGGTTCGGAGCAGCGGGTGCATGATGATCGTGAGGCCCTGCAGGAAGGGAACCTCGAACAGGTTGATCGGGACGCCGAACACGCTGGAGCCGGCGTTGAGCCGCATCAGGGCCTGGCCCCACACGGCGAGGCCGGATTCGAAGTCGCTGCTGACCACGAGAAGGTCGGGGTTGCCGCCCTTGTTGAGGCAAGCCTGGGTGGTGTCGCGGATGAGGTCGGTCGACTTGTACGCCGACGCGTTCGTGGGCGACGTGGTGATGTTGCCGGCGATCGAGCGGACGCCCTTCATCGCCGGACGGCTGGTCGCGCCGGACAGGCCGACGCCGACGCCGTAGAGGATCGCTTCCTCGAAGTCGTCCATCGTGTGCTGCATGGCCATCATGATCTCGCGCTGCAGCGGCATGCCGTAGCCCGAGACGTAGTTGGTGTCGGCCTGCAGCGCGCCGCCCACCTGGTAGGGGTGCTGGACGGTCTGGCAGTATTGGGTGATGGTCTGGGGGATGCGGCTGACGCCGGTCTGTTCGGTCTCGGCGCCGGTGCGGCTGTTGGTCAGCAGGTAGGCGATGTCGCCGCTGGAATGCGTGGCGGCGGTCGAACCCGCGTAGCCGCGCGTGACGGTGGCCGTGGTGCTCGATGGGGTCGCGGTGATCAACATCTGCTCCGACCCGATCTCGATCATGTCGCCCGCCGTGTAGATCGACGAGTCGGCCACGGTGAGCGTGGTCCCGGACGTGTCGCCGAACGCGGCGGTGGTGGCGACGAACCGAGGCCGGTAGTCGTCGTTGGTGATCTTGAACTCGGGCGAGCCGACCGGCAGCTTGGCGAGCCGCGAGGTCAGCGGGGTCCGGTTGATGAACCAGTTGATGGCGACGCCGAACACGTCGTCCGGGATGACGCCCGCGTTGAACGCGGTGTACTGAGTCAGCGGGCCGGTTTCGTACAGAGGCATGATTCACTCCTCTCCGTCGGATGTCTCGTCCGACGGACGGCGAGAGATGAAGATGGGCGGGTTAATTGACGGGGCGAAGCCCCATCGATGCGTAGGGGCCCTGGGCCGCCTTGTATTGGGCCGCGAACGCTTCAAGCGATCCCGGCTTCGTTGCGTCTTTGGCCGCCGGCATACGGGTGCCGTCACCCCCCGTACCGCCGCGTGAGTTGGGCGCGAAGAAGAACGCCAGCGAAGGGTCGCTCAGGCGCTCGCGTAGCACGTCGGCGGCGGGACGGCCGCTCGCCTTGTCGCGGACGACCACCGAACCCGTCGCGGCGTCGCGCGCAGCCTCGATGTCGCCTCGCAGGATGGTCTTCAGCATCTTCGCGGCGGCGGCGCGGGCGGCGTCGTCCTGGCCCGCGAACACCTGGCCGTTCAGAGCGCTGGACAGCACCGCGTCGGTCTTCTCTTCAAAGACCTGGGCTTCCAACTCCTTGTATCGCTTGACCGCGTCGGCCTCCTTCTGAAGGCCGATCTTCCGCGTCTCCTCCAACGCTCGCTCCGAGTCGCCGGCCTTGGCCATCGCCAGCAACTCGGCTTGCTTGGCCTGCTCGACCTCGGCCTGCTTGGCCTGCTCGATCTCGGCGAGCCGTCGCTCCAAGCCCATGTAGTGCTGGGCCTGCTCCATCGTGAGCTGCACCGTCGGCGCGGCGGCGGGCGGGGCCGGGGCGGTCCGCTGTTCGCCGGGTGCGGCGGGCGGCTTGGTGAAATCGACGTGCGGGGCCGGGGCGGGCGCGGCTTGGTTGACGGTCGTTTCGTCGGCCATGATCACTCTCTCTTGAGGTCGGGGTGCGTGTGTTCGGCGGTCGGGCCGTCAAGCGGCCTCGGCCTTGGCGTCGGCCGCGTCTTCCTGATCGGGTCCGTTCCCGTTGGAGCCGGGCGGCTCGCTCGACGCGTCGGGGTCGGCGTTGGGATCGGACGGCAACGACTCGCGCCGGGCCTTGTTTTCGAGGGCTCGCTGTTGCAACGCGGCCTTGAACTCGTCGTCGTACTCGGCGTACTGGTCGTCGTCCTGACCGGGGAGCATCAACTGCGCGAGCTTGTTCAGCACTTCCAGATCGAACGCGGGCGCCGCGCCGGCCTGGGACATGAACAGGACGTAGCCCTGCGCCATCATCAGCAGTTCGTCGGCGTCGTAGAGATCGAACTGGCCCGGGTAGCTGATGCTGATCGAGTTGTTCTGGGGGTCGATCGGGACGCCGAGCACGGCCGCCGCGTATTCGCTGATCGTCTCTTCGGCCCGCTGCAGGGTCTTGGCGATCTTGCCCAGCAGTTCATTGCCGGTGTTCTGGTCGAGGCGCTTGGAGACGCCGCTCTGGCCCACCGTCTGGCCCGTGGTGCCCGCCGCGCCGGCCGGTTTGGTCAGGCACGCCGCGCGGTCGGCCGCGTCCCTCAGGTCGCTCTTGTTGGTGCGGAGCGAATCGGCCCCGCCCTTGGGCGCCTCGACGTACTCTGAGCCCTGGAAGCCGCCGTCGATGAGCTTGGCCATGGGCAGCACGTAGCCCGGCCCGATCGAAATCGAGGCGTCCGGCCTGAGCAGGTCGCTCGGCATCTGTAAGACCGGGTGGGCCTGCAGCGTATCCGAGAGGATGAGTTCGCTGTCGCGGTTGTAATACTCGCGCTGGATCTCGGCGATCTCTTCATACCGGGGCTTGCCGATGAACCGGCACGACGCCCGCCGCTGGTCGAAGCATCGCACGATCGGCACGCGGCCGTAATTGTGGTCGTCCTGGTCGACGATCTCGCCGCCGGAATCGAACAGAATCCACGACTGAGCCGTCCAGTAGCGGAACTGGAACGAGTCGCCGTCGCCGCCGACCTCGCGCACCAGGCACTCGACGTACCGGCCCTTGCGGTCGACCTTCCACCACGGCAGGTTCACCGGCAGGATGTAGCTGACCTCGCACTTGTCGAGACCCAGCCGGATCTCATCGGCCCGGGTGACGACTTCCTCGCCTTCGGGCTTGGGCGCGTTCTCGATCAGGAAGTCGAGCTGGCCGAACAGCAGCAGCAGGGGCGCGGCGGTGTCGGCCATGAACTGGTCCATCGACGCGCCGCAGCCGTCCACGTCGTTCCACCACGCGACGATCTTGGGCGGGCCGTCCCGCTTGATCTCGTTGTTGTAGATCTTGCTCGTGTGCTCGCCGACGACCTGGGAGACGAACATCGGCACCGGCGTGCGGGCTCGGCGCAGTTCGTAGTCGTCGTCGGTCGCCTGCGCCGCCTGGTCCGTCCCAGCCGGCCGGCCGACGTAGGGCGAGTACACGCCGTCCTCGGGCGGAAGCGGATACTCCCGCTTGTGGCGGATCAGGTTGCGGACGGGCATGCCCTTGAGGTCGGTGCCGTAGACCGCCGTTCGGTACGCCTCGCCGCCCTCGTAGGAGTCGAGCAGCCACTTCCAGCGGAGCTGATGCAACAGCCACTCGCGGCTCGGCTTCTCCAGCCTGACGCCGCCGGGCAGCGTCAGCGCGGGGAATCCCCCTTGCGCGAGCAGGTACGCTTCGACTGCGCTGTTCGGTGGGAGCATGGTTTAGACGTTGGCCTTCATGGCTGAACCGAGGATGTAGCGGAGCCGAGCGGCTTCGGCGAGTTCGATGGCGTGGGCTTGGCTGACGTAGGAGAAGGCGGCGGCCCGATCACTCCATCGGAAGCATTGCTCCTGACCAGCGAGCGACGACAGATAGTCGGCTCCAGGCGCCCCTTTGGGGCACGTGCTCTTGAGCAGAACTTTTCCGTCGGACAGCCGAAGACAGGCGTAATGGACCGGCCCGCTCAGCGAAAGTTCTTCGACCCGCTCGCCCTTGGCGGCCTTCAGCCCGAACAGCCCCGCCACGCAGGCGACGGCGGACGCGATGAATCGGCGACGCTTCATTCAATGCCCCTGTGCAAAGCTGATCTGCGACACCACTACGGCCACCGCCAGCACGAACAACGCGCCGACCAGCACGACGAGAGCGAGCGCGGCGAGTACGTAACGCATCGACTCTCCTTGCCTATCTTGAACCAGCTCAAGAATCCGCTTGAGCTGGTTATCGGGAATGCTAAGCAGGCCCCACGGGACCGCCCAGCGGCGGTGGTGCGGGCGTGATCGGCGGGTCGGTTCCGGGGAACGGACCGGGGCTCGGCTCGGGCGGCGGCGGCGGGTCGTCGGGCTCGGTCGTCGGCGGCACGGGCACGGTCGGGTCGCTGATCGGCGTTTCGGCCGGCGGCGGGGCGACGCCGATCCGACTGAGCGTGACGCGAGGCTCAAGACCATCGAGCGAAGGGGAGAATCGGCGTCGAGTCATCCCTTGCAGCCTCCCAATATGGCCAGCGCCCACCACACCGGCACGACGCCCCGGATCGCCCCGCAGTCGAGCGGTTCCGAGACCTCGAACACGTAGGGGGTGAAATCGCCGAGAATGCGTATCTCGATGTGCGGCATGGCGTTATATTTTTTGCACATGTGCAAAAAACGGTCAGGACATGATCGACGCCGATCGTCTGGCGAGCTTCGGCTCGATCTTGCGTCCGTGCGGGAACTTGTCGCACAGGCCGCCCCGGAACGCGTCCATCACGTCTTCGTAGGGGTGCTGCGGGTCTTCCGGCCGTTCCACCCACTGGCCTTGTCGCTTGGCCCGCTTGTAGTTGCCGAACGCGTCGATCAGCTTGCGGCATCGCGGATGGATCAGCAGTTCGGGCGGGTCGACCGACACGAAGCTCTCGACCAGCGACAGCGAGTCGAGCACCGATCGGATCGGCCACGGCTGAACGCGGAGACCTGCCCGTTTGTATTCCTCGAACACCGTCACGCCGATCGCCGTCGTGCTCTTGCCGGCCGGGTCCGTCGTCGCGTGGTCGATCCGACCGCCGCACCGCTCTCCGCTGATCCTCAAGATTTCGAGGGCCGCGTTGTGCGCGCCCACGTTGTAGCTCAGGTAGTCGGCGAACACCGTGACCTTGGGGCCGGGCCGCACCTGGAACCACACGGCCCCGGTGTACGAGCCCGAGTCGATCCCCAGATGGACGGGCAGGTTCGGATCGAACTCGGCCGCCTCGCCCACGTGCTTGCCATCGTCGAAGCCGTCGAACCAGGCACCCTCGCCGGCCGCCCAGAGCCCGTATCGCAGCCGCTTCTTCCGCGAGGCCGTCAGCCGGTCGAGGTTCTCGATATGGGCGACGCCCGCCGCCGTCCAGCCGGTCCCGTCGTGAAGCCCCGGGTTGGCCTCGAACGTCGTGTCCCACAGCACCGTATTGCCGGCGTCAGCCCGCTTCTTGAGCCAGTGGCTTGGATCGCCCGGGTTGT